TAATGACATTGAAGAAGATAATATTATATGGAAGGCAATTCCCGGCTCACAGGTACTATTCCTAAGCTGTCCTTATAGAGAAGTTCTATTCCAAGGATCAAGGGGAGGCGGTAAATCTGACTGTACCTTAATGGCGTTTGCTCAGAATGTGGGCAAGGGTTATGGTAAGTACTGGCGTGGAGTTATATTCCGTAGATCATATAAAGAGCTTGATGATATTGTATCTAAGAGTGAGAGATGGTTCTCACAAGTATTCCCAGATGCTCGTTTCTTAAGAGCTAAGGGTGAGTATAAGTGGGTGTTTCCTGATGGCGAAGAATTAAACTTTCGACATTTTGAGAAGAAGGAAGACTACTGGAGTTATCATGGACAGGAATTTCCGTTCATAGCATGGGAGGAATTAACAACATGGCCTGATGATTCTTGTTATCAGACCATGTTCTCATGTAATAGAACCTCTTATAGCCCTGATAAGGTTGATAGGAAGCAATGTCCTAGTTGTGGTGCTGAGAAGGTTATAGGTAAGCCCTGTGAGCCTTGTGGGTGGAAAGCACCAGATAAGCTAGTCCCTCAAGTTAGGAGCACTACAAATCCTTATGGTGTTGGTCATTCATGGGTAAAATCTTATTTTATAGATAGAGCGCCTGCTGGAACTCCTATTAGGGATGACAAGCGTGTTAGAGTTCATATAGCCTCGACAATGTTTGAGAATACGCATTTGAATGATGAGTATATTGATGATATTAGAGGACTGGCTGATGCTAACCTTAGAAAGGCATGGCTGTATGGTTCATGGGATATTGTTGCTGGAGGTATGTTCTCGCATGTCTGGGATAGTACCAAGCATATAGTTAATGAGTTTGACATTCCTCCTACATGGAAGATTGACAGAGGATTTGACTGGGGTTCATCTAAGCCATATTGTTGCTTATGGTATGCCGAGAGTGATGGCAGTGACTATGAGGATCATGACGGCAATGAGATATCAACTATTAAGGGTGATATATTTGTCATCTATGAAGAGTATGGTTGGAATGGAACGCCCAATGAAGGCTTAAGGCTAACTAACAAAGAGATTGCCAAGAGAATACGTGATGTTGAGAAAGAGAATCCAATGTTCAAGGATAGGCGTGTTGTGGCAGGCCCTGCTGACTCAGCAATATTCACAATAGAGAATGGCAGGTCAATTGCTGATGATATGAAGATCATGGGGATTAGATGGCGTAGAGCTGATAAAAGTCCGGGATCTCGTAAAGCAGGTTGGCAAGTTATTATCCAGAAGTTAAAGAATGCTGTCACCAAGGAAGGTGAGGGGTTATTCTTCTTCGAGTCATGTATGCACAGTAGGAGACTCATACCAGTAACCCCAAGGGATACTAGAGATATGGATGACATAGATACAGACTTTGAGGATCACCTACAGGATACACTAAGATATAGATGTCGTAAGAAATCAAGTAAAACTAAAGTCAGGAAAATGCTATAATGTCTAATCAAAACGCAAAAGTAGATTCAATAGATTCACGTCACCCAGATTATCTAAGTATCGGAACCAAGATGGAACTGGTATCAGATTTAACTGATGGTATTGAGGCAATGAAGGATAGGGGCACTTATCTACTCCCGATGGAGAATGAGAGCACTCAGGAATATGCCATAAGGAAGAATAGGAGTACGCTTAATCCCGGATTCACAGAGGCTATTACAGCACAGACCTCTAAGCCATTCTCTAAGGAAGTTACTATAGAGAATTACGAGAGCCTATCAAAAGAGGTTAAGGCTATACTAAAGAACCTTGATGGTCATGGCAAGAGCATTACAGAGCTTGGCAAGGATATATTTGCAGGTTGTGCATCATATAAGGATGGCTTCACATTTACAGACTTTGTATCGAGAGAAGATACTCTTGATGACGGTGGTAGAAGTAAGAGTGATGATACGGTTGATTTAACGAGAACATTTACATTCTTTATTCCAAGGCCATCATTATTTAACTGGGATTTTGATGACGAGGGTAATTACTCTGAGATCAGATTTAAGACCAGTGAGGTTAGAGCTAATGGCAAGTTTGGCAAAGACCAAGTTAAGGTTATCTACAGATGGACTAAGAGTGTATGGGAAAAGTACATTGAGGTTTCTGGCGATGATTGTGACGACAGATTTATTGCTGATTCTGGATCAAGGAATTGGGAGCTAGTTAAGCATGGCGTCAATACTCTCGGTGTAATCCCTATAGAGGCTACAGATTTTGGCCCCGTTTGGCCAAATATAGACCTAGCTTATACAGTGTTGGAGCATTACCAAGACAATTCAGACCAGAAGAATATTGTTAGGTTTGCTAGAACTGGCTTATGGTACGCAGCAGGATTTGAAGAGGATGAGTTAGATGGCTTTGCTGTTGGCTCTAATAAGCTAATACACTCAGCAGACCCAGATTCAAGCCTCTCAGTCGTCGAACATAGTGGAAGTGCAGTTGGTATAGGTAGAGCTGAATTAGAGATCTTAGAGAGGCGTATACAGGCTTTAGTGCTTAAGCCGATAGTTACACGTACTTCTGGAGACGTAACAGCAACGGAAGTCATTCAAACTAATGCTAATGCTTCTTCTGATATTAGAGCATGGGGATTAATTACAGGAAAGGCTCTCACCAATATTATTGAGTGGATACATATTTGGCTTAAGAAGGACATGCCAGAAGGTATTAGAGTTATAGTCTATGATGACTATGTTATAGAAGGTTCTAGTGCAGATAATGACTTCTTGCTACAGACTTTCATGGCAGGTGGAATAAGTCATGAGACGTTCCTTAGCGAGATCAAGAGACGTGGCACTATTGATAATAGAATTGATATTGAGGCTGAAGTTAAGACTGCCAAGAAGGAAGCTACAGAGAAGGCTGAGGCAATGGCTAAGTTGCAGGAGCCTAAAGTACCAGTTGATAATAAACTTAAAACTGATTAGAATTATATAGTAATTGTGTTATATTGTCCCTTGTAGCAAGAGGCTACTAACGAGATGTTAAATAAGGAATACAAGAATGGCGTTTAAAGCATATTTAGAAAGTTTAGAAGGTTTAGAAGAAGGTCAAGATACGTTATATAAAGCTAGAGATGGAGGTGGCTTTGTTCTGGACGTGGAAGATGTTCAATTGGAAGATGGTAAAGCATTTGGTCTAGCAGACTATGGTGGGTTAAAGAAGGCTCTTGGTAGTGAAAGAGCTTCTGCGGCAGAATCCAAGGCTGCGTTAAAGGCATTTGATGGAGTTGATTTAGAGGCTCTTAATGCTGCTGCTGAGTTTCAGTCTAAGTATAAAGGCAAGACAGATGATGACTTTGAGTCTAAATTGGCTGAGTTACAGCTTGGTTTTGAAGAGAAGCTAAAGGTCAATTCAGACAAGATGAATGAGGCGCTATCAGCCAAAGATAACGCCATGAAAGGATCTATTGTGGAGCGTGTAATCGCAAAGCATAAGGATAAGATTATGGGAAGTGAAGTCCTTGAGGGTATCTTGAGGAATCACTTGACAGAGCGCATGGGCTTAGATGATAATGGCAGTCATTATATTACCGACGATAATGGAAATCCTCAGCAGTCTGGAAGATCCGATAGTTTAGGTAATATGGATGTCGAGGAATATTTTGGTGCTATGCAAGAGAATACAGCTAAGTGGGGCGCATTCTTTAAGCCTAATGACAATTCTGGTTCCGGTGGAACTGACATTAAAGCCGTTAATACTGGTAAGATGACGAAGGATGAATATTCTACGGCAACACCAGATGCTAGGCAGACGTTCTATATGGCTAATCAGTCATATTGTGACTCAAACGGTTATAACGACTAATACCCGACAAGGCAGGGCGGCTCATTAATTTGGGTCGCCCTTTTTTATTTCCACCTTAGATATTTCATATATAAAATATTATTTCAGAAATTAATTAGCATTTGTAAAATTACATGCTATTTATATATATAACGGGCGAGATGCCTATCCTGTCTTGGGTAACAAGCCCCAAATCTCTCCGATTTAAAAACCAAAAAGGTTATATTATATGTCCACAATGAGAATCTCAGACGTGTTTGTTCCTCAAGCACAACGTAAATATATTCAAGAAAGATCAACTACTCTATCAGCCTTTTGGAAGTCTGGTATTGTTGGTGGAAATGATTTTATTGCTAAGGCGTTGGCCAATGTTGGTGGTAACACTTTCAAGATGCCATTTAATAAGTCTATTGAAGACGACGTTGCTGAAGATGGTGATGACGATCCTTCCAATCTACTTACTCCTGCGAAGCTAACTACTGGCACAGCGCAAGCTTGTCGCCAAGCAAAAGCTAAGTCTTGGTCACAAATGGAACTTGCTTCTCTTTTGGCTCAGAATAATCCTACTGAAGCTGTAGCTAATATGCTTGCTAGTTTCTGGACTAATAACTATCAGAGTCTTCTATTGTCTGCTCTTATTGGTGTATATGCTGATAATGATGCTAATTACGCTAGCGATATGACTCACGACATTTATAGTGATGTTGCTTCTGGTTCATTGACTGCTGCTAACTTAGTATCTTCTGATGCTATCATCGAAGCACAGCACACTATGGGCGATCATTCAAGCGCACTTGGTGCTATTGCAATGCACTCTGATGTTCGTAAAGAGCTTAAGCTACAAGAGCCTAATAGCTTCATTCCTGC